CGCTGTCGATCTTGCGCTCGACATTGGCAAAATCAGAGGTCAGCACATAGCCGTCGACCACGCCGCCGCCGTTGCCGTTACCGCCCCAGCCGTTGCCGCCCCAGCCAAAGACAGCAAAAATGAGGAAGAGAATAATGAGCCATGCGCCGTCACCTCCCCAGCCGAAGCCGCCGCTATTGCCGCCGTTTGCGGGAGCGACAGGCATCGTCATCATGGGAGTACCATCGGAAAGAGACATATAAATCTCTCCTTTCTGAAAATTATTTTATTATACAAATCTGCGCAGATATTGTATTTTGCAAATAGTTGTGATACAATTGAAATAAACAAATCCACCATGTGAAGGAGGGGCGTTTGTATGTGGCTACCTATATATGGATATGAGGGGATTTATGAAATAAGCGATTTTGGAGAAGTAAAAAGCCTAAACTACAACCATACCGGAAAAGAAAAGATTTTGGCAAAGAAGCGCCATCGATCAGGATATGACACCGTTGTGCTCTGCAAAAACGCAGAAAAGAAAAATAAGTCTATACATATTCTTGTCGCACAAGCGTTTGTAGATAACCCGCAACGAAAACCGCAAGTAAACCACAAAGATGGAAACAAGCACAACAATTGTGCAGAAAATCTTGAATGGGTTACTGCGTCGGAAAACATCAAGCACAGTTTTGATGTTCTCGGGAAGCAGCCAATTAACAAGGGTAGACTTGGGAAATCCCATTATGCTGCAAAACCAATATATCAATATTCCTTGGATGGAACTCTCGTTAAGGCATGGGATTGCGTTTCGGACGCTGCCCGCGAAATTGGTTGTAAGCCTTGCCAAATCCTAAATAATGTAAAAGGCAGGAATAGAACTTGTCATGGCTATATGTGGAGGTACGAAAAGTACAACAGCATAGGCACCGAGCCGGTAACCAGTCGGAAAACGCACAAAAAAACAGGCTTATAGCAATTGACTACCCCAAAAGCTGCTTGAACTGCTTTGCCATCTGCTGAAGCTGGTTTAACTGCGCCTGCGAGAGTTTGCCGCTCTGCAAGAGCTTTTCGACCTCGGCTTTGGGGTCGCCCTTGAAATTTTCTTTGAACTGGTTGAACTGCTGCACCATCTGTGCAAAATTGCCCATCGGCATCTGCCCGCCGCCCAGCGCGGCCATGAACGGATTACTCATCGTCCTCGTCCTCCTCGACCTTGCGCTTCTTCTTGCCCTTTAATTCGCCCACAAGCGCCGCCAGCGCGTCAAACTCCTTGCGGGTGACAAATTCCACGCCCGGCTTTTGCGGCGCGTTAGAAGCCGTTTCTGCGCGCTCTACGAGGTCGTAAATCTTGAGCGTCGGCTTCCCGCTTGCATCGGACTGCTTGAGGTACACGGTGGGGGCGGTGGAATCCCACAACGCTACGGCAGAGTTGGGCGCGATGAGATAGCCTCTCGCCTCCTGCTCGCTGCTCACCCATTGCACGCCGCCGGTCGCAACAGGATTTTGCGGCACGGGAGGCGGAGCGGGCTGCATCATCTGCTGCTGCCGCATCTGCATAAGGTTGTCCGGCATCGGCTGTGGATAATAAGGGTTTTGATAGTACGGATTAAAAGCCATGTCATTCAGTCTCCTTTACCCAAAAATAGATCACAGTCTCATTGCTGCTGTCCCACGAGTCAAAGATCGTCCCGTCCTGCACGCACACCACATGACCGGAGAGCGCTAGGATATAGGTCCCGCGCGGATGCTCGTTCGCAAACTGCCTGACGGTGTAGCACAGAGGACAAATGTCCGGCACGATGTAGCGCCGATAGCCGAGGGAGTGCAGATACGCGCCCCAGGTCGCGTTGGCCGACGGCATGTCTCCGTCTAAGTAGCCTTGTATGGCGAGCGCGAGATACGTTTCACCCCAGTCTTTTCCGGTCGCTTTGGAGATCGCCCGGACAGTGCAGTCCCCCACGTTCTTGCCATAAGGCGACGGATTATAATAGCTATACATGCAGCAGCTCCGCGAAATAGACATAGGTGCGCAGCTCGTCCGGCTCGGGGAACAGCACCAAAATATCCCTCGCCATCTGCTCGGTGAAGCCCAATGCTAAAAGCCGTTCGTACATACAGCGCACCTCCTTTTCTGCCTTTATGGTACAAGAAAACCCCTTTTCCAAAGTGCCGGAAAAGGGGATGAAAAGTGTACGGCGAAATTCGTCGAACGATTGCGCTTGCAAATTCTGACGGAATATGCTAATTTTTTGTCACGACGTGCTCCATGCGTCATTCATACCCTTCCCATAAAGGAAAAGAGCCTCACCGTTTGGTGAAGCTCTTTTCCTATTCAAAGACTTCCGATGCGATTTTGCGGTACGCCTTTCGGCGATACTTTTTGACCGTATCCGGCGACAGATTCATTTCAAATGCCACCTGTACGCAGGAGCGGCCCCGCACGTCGCACTCGACGAGGCACGCCATTTCGTCGGGTGGAAGCTCAAAAGACCGAATGTATGCCACGGCCCGCCGCGGGGCCATAGAGGATAATTTTGCCCGGATCGCTCGGTGCTGCTTGTCCATGCTGTGCGCCGGGGCTTGCAGAGCGCTCACGCGAGGGGAGGCATGCCTCCCGCCCGTTTTCCTTTCGTTAATTTAGAATTTTTCCGAGGTATGCGTAAACATATTCTCCCCATGCCTTCTGCGTCGCGGAGCCGAATGAACCGTCCACGTCCAGCTCGTACCCGCAGACATTGAGAAATTCCTGCAATTTCTTGACTTCCGCGCCCTTGTCGCCGCGTGTGAGCACGGTCTTGTCCGCGGGGTATTTCGGCACGCCGAAGCCACGAATATACCGCCCGTTGATTTCCAACGTCCGATAGCCGCACTCGTGAGCTTTACCCTTGTTGCCCTCGAACACCGTGAAGCTCTGATCGTCACAGGCGGTCACGATGCCCGTGTGGTTGGGCGCGCCCGTGCAGTCCGTGAGGGCGTAGTCCTTGCGGTCGTTCCAATGGTAGAAGACCTGTTCGCCGATTTTGGGAACGTGTGCGTCGTCCTCGACCCATTGGCCGCGCGCCTGATACCACCGCATCTGCTCGCCGCAGCTGCACTCGATGGGGAGCACCTCTGTCAGGCCGCAGAGGATCGCCGCCGCGGACACCATCGCCGCGCAGTAGTCGTCCGAATAGGCGAGCTTGTAGCCGCGCGGGTGCGGGAGGTAGCTGTTGTAGGCGTCCACGATGCTTTTATGCACCGCATCGCCGCGTACAGCGCCGACCCAGCCCGTCATGGTCTCAAGAAATTTCTTCATTTTTGCGTTTCTCGGTCTGCGTGCCGAAGTAGAAGGCGATGATGGTCGTGAAGATCGTCAAAAACTCCGTCCCGCTGATGCTGCCGCGCAGGGCAAGCACCGAGAAAACCGCCGTGAGCGCGATGGTCACGATGCTCTTGACCGTAAGCAGATTGGCAATTCGATTTTGCATTTTTTGCCTCCTTTACAGAAACCGCACGGCATAAAACTGCCGCGTCTGTGTGTTGATTTTGTTACACGCGCCGTGGATGGCGGCGACGTGCCCGCCGTCGAGCATGACGGCGTATTCCAGCTTGAGCTTGTCCCGACAAAAGGCGTTGACCTGCTGCGCGGTCATGCTGCGGCAGTAGACGCCGTAGAGCAGCCCGCCCTTGTAGCCGAGGACGGTGTGGTTGGTCTTGCGCAGCACGTCGGAGTAAGCGCCTGTAAAGCCCTCCGCCGCGGGGTCATAGCGGTCGAGCAGGCCCATGCCCCCGACCGCCCACACGACGCCGCTTAGCGCCGCCGACGAGGACACGCGGGCAATGCGCACCGCGCCGTCCGTGGTCTTATAGAGCACGCTCTCGGGGCGCGGATAGTGACAGCTCATGCCGCGCACGACCTTGCCGCCGCGCACGAGGATGCTGCACGGCTGACCCTGCCAAGAAAAGCTCCCCGAAATCGCGTTTTTCGGCAGCGGACCGCTCATGTTGACAGGCTCGATGTCCCGCGCGAGGATGCAGGGCTGACCGTATAGCTCGACGTTAAGGGGCCAGCAGTCCGCGCCGAGCTTGGCGGCGATGTCGCTCAAGGTCTGGTTGCCGATCCAGCCGTTGTCCAGCGCCCCGACGGAGCGCTGGATGGCGCGGATCATGCGAATCTCCTCCGAGGTAGAGCCTTTGATGTCTTTCACGAGACCACCTCCCACTCGTCGATCTCCGACTTGATGCGGTCGATAAAACTGTTCCCACCGAGGGCCTTGTAGCCCCGATAGAGATAGAGAAAATCCTCCAGCTCGTACTGCCGGATGGTGCGGCCCTCCCTGTGGCGGTAGTAGGTGTGCAGCATGTCGTGCCGGAGCTGGCATTTAAGCGCGTCGGTCAGCTTGTCCAGCCCGAGCAGCTTGCTGCGCAGCGGTTTGACAAGCATGGCGACCGCCGCGAGGATGACCGTCAGCTCCGAGCACAGCGCCGCCAATTTCGATAAACTTTCCATAGGCGTTGTCTCTCTTTCCGGCGGCGCAAAAAAAGCCGCCTTGTCGTGCTTGACAAAGCGGCTTTAGGTGTGCTATATTTAGGCCAGTAAGAACGGCTGCCATTGCTGGTGGCGGTCGTCCCTCAGTGAGTTTATAGCTCGAAGGAAACGCCGCTTACCGCTATGGTGGGCGGTTATTTCTTATGTCTTGTGACCGTGAAGATCAGAGACGCAAGACCGATGAGCACAAGCGAATATGTAAACATATCAGCGTATGTAACCATCGCGCACCTCCTTTGCAGGAAGTGGACAACCTCGCCGTTCTTACCGGCAGGCGAATTATAGCACAGTCTGCCGCGCTTTGTCAATTTGCCGCCCTCCGGGGCGGCTTTTTTACTTGTTCAGCTCCGCGAGCTTTTCCGCGATGTCCTCGGGGATGGCGCAGGTCGTCATCTTGACGCAGTAGCCGTCCTCGTCGTAGGTGAGCTTGTAGCAGGGGGCGACATATACCTCCGTGCCGGCGCGGGAGAGGTCGCGCGCCATGACGGGCTGCACGATGCTGTTCTTGACGCCCGAGTTTTCGCTCAGGCCCGCGGGGGTGTCGGTGACCTCGATGGGCTTGCCGTCGGATGCGATACGAGTTGCAGTAGCCATAGTTTTGTTCTCCTTTTCTTTGTTCAAAATTTATTTATCATCGGCGTAGCTTTCGCCGGTGATCTCTTCAGAGTCCCGCGCGCTGAGGATGCCCTTTTCCACGGCGTTGCGCACCATGCCGGCTGTCCAAAGACCTTGCGCGAACCACTTTGCGATTTTCTCTTTCATCTCAGCCCTCCATCAGCGTGTCGGTCATCATGGCGGTGTAGGTGGTCTGCGCTTCGATGCGGTCAAGCTGGGTCGGGGCAGGCTCGGGCTTGCCGTCGTCCTCGATAATGTACTCGCCGTTGTAGGCTTCGGCCTTGGCAATTTTCTCATTGGCCTCGCTCCAGCCAAGGGACGCTTCAGAGAACACCTGCTCAATATTCGGCTGTTCTTCCGTGCCGTGGTTGACCTCGGTGCAGAGCTGATATTTGATAATTTTCATGGCGTTTCCTCCTTAGTCCGTGGTTTTGGTGTACTTTAATACAACATAAACGGTGTACCCTGTCAAAGTGGTTGAGGTTGTATAAATGAATATTGCATCATGCTTTACATTTCCGCTGTCTTTGTAAGTTCCGTGTACAATATTCAAATTTTCGCCTGCTACATTAGTTGATTCACATGGGATAGAGAAGTTGTCGTTGCTACTCGCATACATATTTCCTGTTGGTGTTAGTCTTCTGTCAATCACCGTATAATCAAGACCAGTGTCAATTTTTTTCAGGCTGTTAGATGGTGCACTTCCGCAACTAACCAACCTCACATACACTGGCTTGCCAAGATACCGCTCTGTGGTGCGGTATTCAACGCCGAGCTGCATAAGGGGATTGAGGTACTCCCAGGGTTGCCATTCGCTGTCAACTCTACGCCGAATTGCAATCGTCGAGACCGTTTCGAAGAAACACATTTGTACGACTGTGCTACTGCTTGCTCGAGAAGAGACTAATAATGTTCCATAACCGCCACCCGGAAGAGACGGTGCATTAGCAATAGATCCATCGCCGCCAAAATAATACCACCCACATTTTACAGCAGTATTTAATCCACCTTCTACCGATGACTCAAGAGCTACTCCTTGAAAATCTCCCAGCCCAAACCCACCGGGGGAAGCGTTGATATTTCCCCGTGCCTGCGTCCTCTGCTCGTCGGTGAGGGTCTGCGCTGCGTCGTAGCGGACAGTACCCGCGCCCGCTCCGCCGAGCAGCGCGTCAATCTCCTCGCCGGAATATTGGGAAACGTAATAATCATCAGGCATAGTGATCCCTCCTTATACGATGAGCCTGCGCCCAAGACGGTCGAGCAGCGGCTTTTGTGTGTTGTCGCGCAGCCAGCCTGTGCTGAGCGGCTTGAGCTTGCGATAGTAGATGATGATGCAGCCGTCGCCTGCCTCGCCGCCGTCGGAGCCACGACCGCCGGGAGCTGCCGTACCATCTTGCGCATACAAGCTTGCCGTTTGAAACGAGCCACTTCTTGATGTCGTCTGATGGCTGTCTGCGTAGCCATACCCGCCAGCACCGCCGCCGCCGTTGCCGCCCCGGCCACCATAGCCGCAGCGGGCCTCTTTTGGCGGAGCGGATGCGTTTGCGCCCGCGCCGCCGCTCGCGGAAATGACAGACGCACTCGAGCTGGATACGCGGCCGCTGCCTCGTGCCGTGGCCGCGCCGCCGTTTGAGCCAACGGCTGCACCGCCGCCATAGCCTCCGTGCCACTCATAACCGACATAGCCATAATCGCCAGAAGTCCAGTTACCTCTACCGTCTTCCCCGCTTTCCGTACTATCTGCGCCTGCCTTATACGTTACACCATCTACGGTGATCGCGGGGCTGGGGATCTCTACATACTGGTTATTCTCGATCTTGTAACCGTGGCCGCGCGAACCGGCAATACCTGCATCACCCGGCATGGCGTAGGTGTCTCCGGTCACCGGGTCGGTGTAGCCGTTTAGGCTGACCGAGCCGCTGTCGCTGGATGAGCCCCCCATCGTGGTCGCGGTGCCGTGACTGCCATCTTCCGTGCTGTCGGAAAGCGCACCTACGCCGCCCACGCCGCACGCATACGGGACCTTTGCGCCCGGAACGGCGTTTATCACCGTTTCGACCAGTACCTTGCCGCCCGCGCCCGGATCTCCGGCGTCGCCTCCGGGAACACCTTCTCCGCGCGGGACATAGACATAGCGGCGTCGGCTGTCGGTAGTCCCATCATCTGTTTCCGTCCAGGATGCGCGAGCTTCAGCGGAGCTGCCGTTGGCGCCGCATTTTCCGCCCTGCCCGCCGCCGATGAGCACTTTGGTGTAGGTGGTCACGCCTTCCGGCACGGTCCAAGTGCCGGAGCCAGTGAGCAGCACGCGCTCGTCAAAATACTCCGATAATTCCGGCTGCGGGGGAAGAAAGCCGACGAGCGCCGCCATCTCGCTCTTGAGGGTGCCGCTCATGGTCGTGTCAAGGCTCACGATGCACGCAGAGACCATCTGCTTATCGTAGGGGTGATAGACGCTGACCACATGTCCGGGCTTCTCTTGCCCGCTTACAATGCCGTTGGTGATGGTCTCTCGGCACTTATAATAGTCTGCTAGCCTTTTGGCGACAGCGGAGGAATTGACAAGGGAGACGAGCGTGGCGTCCGTAACGGACTTGACGTTTTCCGCCGCGTTCTCTGTGACGGTTTGCGTCACAAGACGCGTGTTGTGGATGTACGTCTTGCCCTTGAGCAAGCCGGAGCCGGAGGAGATTTTGGCGTAGTTCGCGCCGCTATCCAAAATAGTGAAGCCTGTCGCTGTAAGTGAGTGCATCGGCTCGGAGAAGGTGATGATATCTCCTTGCTGAGATGTGCCGGAAAACAGCTCCTTTTCGTCGGTTCCCGCGATGTACTGATGCTCCGTAACGGTAACGGCGGAGACGGGGTCGCTATAGCTCACTTTGCCGCCGCTGGCATACATTCGGTTGCTGCCAATCGTGGACGAGGCACCATCCCATAGCGCATCAATGTGCAAAACGCCGTTTAAATCGGTCGTCAAATACGCGCCGATAGCAAACAGCACCTGCACAAGGTTGTCTCTTGCGCTTTTCCCCCGCCTATCTGCTTTTGGCTGGCAATACGGCAGCCATCCATATAGCTTGGTGTTGGCAAATACGCTTTTTACAACAACAGGTACGTTCCCGCAGATTTCTTTAACGACCTCTGCCACAGTTTGCCCGGTATAGATGCCGCCTTTGTGCGCCATTGCCGCCAAAAGCCCGACCGCAGACCACGCAACGAGCCGATACGAGGTTGCGCCGGTGCGTGTAATTGACCGGAGATAATAAGTCTGCATGGATGCGTCGGAATCATTTTCCCAAACGCGGATCGGGTCGTTCTTGGCAAAAGCCATAATGGTCGGATCATTGCATCGGACGACCGCAGTTAGCGTATCCGCCGAAATGCTTTCGCAGCTTAACGATTGTTCGCGCGTCGGCTTGGCACTTTCGGTTTGCGAAAAAAGAAATGTCCAGTTTTTATAGGTGATCTTCATGCTCACTTCTCCGTCAACACGAGCACCGTACCCGTCCAGTATTCCGCCGCGTTTGTCCCCTGCCCCCGATCTACGCTTTCGGGCGGTTCGCAAGTCATTGCAGCCGTGCGGTAATCTCCCGTTTTAGGATCAAAAAAGTAGACGTTAAGCGTCCCGCTATAAAGCTGGGCCAGCAACGCATTTAGCTGCGTTTCGGTCAGCGGCATACAGGTGCAGGTGATGACTGCTTTAATTGCCAAAATGTCTTCGGTGAAACTCCCATCGAGCATATAGCCCTCGTTCGGCCCCTTGATCTTTTTGTGCGTAACCTTATAGCCAACCGGAGTAAAGTACGCAGTGAAGTCAACGTTATTGATCTTGATCGTTTTTCTCATGCTCCACTCCTTACCGCTTCTGCTTCGTTGTAAGGCACCATTTTTCGAGCCAGTACGGTGCCGTCCAGTTCGGTCGTCAGGTTAATAATGATCTGGCCTTCTTTTCCCGCTGCCATAGAGCCAATCCCGGAGGCGATAGAGTTCCCAATAGCCGCAGCGCCAGAAGCTCCAAAATCAATAGATGCGGTTCCAAAGTCAAGGTTTTTCGAGATGTCGCGCTTAATGAAACCGAACTCGCTGTCCCATCCTTCTCCGAGACCCAACGCCATGTTTGCGCCGATCCCCGCAAACACGCGAGACGGAGAGTGGATGCCGAGCGTTGATTTTACGCCGTCTACAATACCGTCAAAAAAGCCCTCGACCATGCTTTTAAGCCAGTCGCCCATCCTTTTAATGCCATCCCAAATGCCTTGGACAAGAGCGACGCCGATTTCGATTGCCGCTTCTCCGATATAGCTAAGAGATTGGATAAATGCAGACGCAAGATTTTTGACAATCTTGGGTGCTTCCGCCAAAAGGGTGGGCAAATTATCAACAAGCCCCTCAACAAGCGCGACGATAAACAGCGTACTTGCCTCAACAAGAGCAACAAGCGTGTCTGGTTGTGTCAACACTTCCGCAATCTGTGCCACGCAATTTGCTAACTGCGGCGCAATTTCCGGCATAGCCGATGCAATTCCTTGTACTAAAGCGATCAGCATTTGGACGCCTACGTCTAATAGCTGGGGTATAATTGACAGGATCGCTCCGGTGATTTGCGGTGCCATATCAGCAAGCGCCGAAACGATGCCTGGCGCTGCGTCTACCACGCCTTGCACTAATGCTGTGGCAGCATCTACAAGCGACGGCAAAACAGAGCTTACGAGCGACGGCAGTTGTTCCGAAATAACAGGTGCAAGCTTGACAATAAGATCGCCAAATCCCGTGAAAATCTTTTCTATGCGCGGGATAATGTTTTCTGCGGCCTTGCTGACCGAATAGGTAAAGTTTTCAATCAACTTGTCAAGGTCCGCGTTATCGTCTGCAATTCCGGTCACAAGGTTTGACCAAGCGGACTTCATCATGTTAACGCTGCCTTCGATAGTGCTTGCCGCTTCCTCTGCCGTTGTTCCGGTGATTCCCATTTGATCTTGGATCACATGGATTGCTTCAATCATCTTGTCGAAAGAAACGCTATTGACTGTGTCCGCTGTAACTTCAACGGTGTCGCCCAATACCCCGGAATCGTTAATAAGGCGCGCCATCTCTGTTGCTGTCCCGCCATAACCGAGCTTGAGATTATCTAACCATTTCGTTACCCCCGGTTTCCCGGTATTATAAAAAGCCACGCGCGTTTCCGCACATGGCTTTTAAGGGATTAGACTATATCTTCAACTTTTTCAAAAATCCAGCCCTTTTTATTTCTCTTGCGGTATCGACTGTTGTACTTAATTTCGCTGTCAGAACAGTGGAAGTATTCAGCCGCCGCTTGTCTGGATTCAAATAGGATCGTTTTGCCGTCGAGATGTGTGGCCCTTACAGGGCGCTTCTTATTTTTAATTCTGGAATGATACCCATACGACAGTGCGTTTTCAGAGGGCGTCACCCATCTCAAATTAGAAACGTCATTGTTTGAGCGGTTCCCGTCTATGTGGTCAACCCAGCACCTTTCTTTGTTCTCTGGTTTTTCAAGAAAAGCATCAGCAACAAGTCGGTGTACATGCTTAGATATTGTAATCCTGCAATATCCAGCATTTTTGCTAAGCACCATTATTTGCCCGGTGCTATCTTTCTTAACTCTGCCCTTATTGCTGACTGAGTATCCCGGTAAATCGGGAATCTGTTTCCAAATCTCCACGGCTTTTAATCCTTTCAGAAAAAGTTGGTGCGCACTTCCAACGTCGTACCAATAGGCGTTGTACTCGGTGACGAACCGATAGTCGTTTGACCTTCTATGCTTTGTATTATATCATAATTTCACATGCTTTGCAAGTGTAATTTTGATATAGCATAGCTTGGCACAGGATAACCATGCTGTAAAAGCCATAAACAGTTTAGGTTTCCCCTGTTAGCACAACTGTCTCATGCGGCCATTTCCTGCCGCCTTTTCAGCTGCACACCCGTGGTAGGTTCACGCACGCTCACTGCATAATCACTTATGCAGCGGACATTAGATTTATCGTATAGTTCTGCTTGGCAAACCCCTGATAGGCATTTTGGATCATTTCCATACTTGTGCCCATCTTGTTGGCATTATCTGCCATGTCAATGACGGCCTGATTGGCGATCTCTGCCGCCTTTTCCGTGTCTCCGCCAAGACCTTGCAGCAAGGACGCCGAAAAAGATGTAACGGTATCCATGTACTCGTTGGCAGACAATCCGGCGGTTTCGTAGGCGCGATTTGCGTACCCTATCACTTGATCGGCGGACTGCTTAAACAGCGTTTCCACGCCGCCGACAAGCTGTTCATATTCCGCGTAACCGTCCAAAGATTGTTTTGTTAAGAGGGACACGGCCCCGGCAGCAGCGGCAACTGCCGCCGTGCCGATTTTTGCCGCCGTTTTTAGCCCGCTTCCAATTTTTGACGCAATCCCGCCCAAATTGGAACTTGCTTGATCGTCTACGCTGATTTTGACAAATAAATCAAGTAGATTCATGTTTCACCACCAATCCGCACCGCGCGACAATGTCGGCGGTAATCTCTTCGCACGTTCGGTTGTCCTGCTTTTTCGGCTCAATAATGTCCGCGTATCGCGCCTTGATGTAGTTTCCGCTCGCAAATTTGGCCGTATTTTCGGCCACAATGCGCAGCGCGTCCGTCACATAGATGCGGTACGCCTCGGTTTTCGCTCTCTCATTGAGCCGCGCCACGCAGTACCGCAGGAACGGCTTTACTTGTTTTCGCCCTCGGTATTCTCCTGCGCAGAGCCAGAGGTTTTCCCGCTCTGCGCTGAGAGAAAAAGTGCGCCGAATGCTTCATCGGTCAAAAGTTCCGTTGCGTCTCGCATCAGCTTGACAAGGTTCAACGCTCCCTTGTAGCTCTCCGCGCTCACGCCCTCAATAGAGGCAAGAATGGCGATGATATCACCTTTGTGGCCCTTGAGCAGCGCAGGGAGCGCTTTTCGCGCCCGCTGCGTCATAAACTCTTTGGCTGTCATGCCCTCAGGCAGCTTCTCGCGCTTGAACATCGCGGATGCCGCATCGTCCTCCGCAATGTTGGCAATCGGGTCGATGATATCCGCGATGACGTCAAAGACGCGCTCGCCTTGAATGTCGGAAAGTCTCATTTACGCCTCCGCCGTGCCGGCCTTGATGTAGATTTCAAAGGGAACGGTGTCCTGCGCGCTCATGGAATAGTGGCCGGTAAACTCAAACGCAAACTGACCCTTGGCCTTGTCGCTCGTCTGGAGCTGGAAGCCGCCCGTGGAAAGCGCGTTGAGCATGTGGATAGCGATAAAGCCGCCGTTGGTTTCGCCGTTCTTGTCGGAGTAATCGCCTACAAGCCAGATATCGTCAAAATCCGCGTCCTTGAGGTCGTTGCGCGGTGTGACCTTGGTCGTGTCGGTCGTCCCGATGTCCGCCGCGCCGCACAGCCGCTTTGCAATGGCGGTATCGGCATTGACAAACGTACCGGTCATCTTTGCCTCCCACGAATCGAGCTTTTTTAGCTCCTTCATGTTCTTGGGGCAGTTGTCGATATCCTCGCCAAAGTCTGAATAGGTCGGCGTGGCGGTAAAATTGAAGCCGCCGGTCGTTGCACCGATCTGCCCCGCCTCGCCAATGGTGCCGGTAGCCGGTGTGAAATCGGTCGTCAGGATGCCGGCGTTGATCTGCAGCTTCTGAAACGCATCAGAAGGAATCTTGGTAAATTTCATGTCGTTGTCCTTTCATCAGTTTTGCGACAGGAACTCAACCGTAATGTTGAGATACCGCCGCTTGATGTTTTTATCGCTTTCGTCCGCGATATTCTGGCACCACGGGGAGCCGCGCTTGATCCACATTGCCCCGCCGTCATACGGCACAAGCACGCCGCCCATGCCGATGGCGTCGCTGATTTCCTGTGCCTTTGCGTTGGGTGTCGCTTCGCTCTCGGTGTAATACCAGAGGTTGACCGTCAGCGCGATTTCGCCGCTCTCCCATGATCCTGTGATCAGCTCATAGGTCAGCCACGGGAACACCGCATCATCCGGCACGTTGGAGGTTGGATAGGCCGCCAGGAACCGCGAGAACCATGCGTGTAAAGCCTTATCCTTTGTCATTTCGGCAAATCCTTTCGTTCGGCGGTAAAGAATTTCAGCGCCCGGATCGTCGGGCCTGCCGACCGCGGAGCAGCCTTTTCCTCGGGGTTTGAGGTCACGCGGTAGGTGTTTCCGGTGGACGTGTCGCGAAAATAGTCGTTATACTCGATGGGAACGCTCTGATTGACCAGTGCGGAATATACTGAGGTCACACCCTCCTTTTCCGCCCTGCGGGCCTCCAGCGAGGTTTCGAGCGCCTGATAGTTGAGAAATTCCGCGCCCTCGGCCCATGCAACGATGTAGCCGCCTGCGCCGTCCGGCGTTCGCGTCTTTTCCATCAGCACGCATTTGCTTGCGAAATCGTCCAGTAAACTCACGGTTCAACCCCCTTGAGCTTTCGCCAGTCGTTTAACCGGCCTCTAAAAGCGTCCTGCCAGCCGTTTAACGTGCCGCTGTCGTTTCCTGCGCTGCGTTTGGTGTAGGAGTAGCCCCCGAAGCTCTCGCTTTGATACGGGCTTGCAACGGCCTCTCCGTTCTTCTCCTGCCACGCCTCGATCTCAACCGAAAGATCGATTACTGCTTTCGGCACGGCAAGCGCCCACACAGAGCCGGTAAACGTCTCGTCCGTTAAATCGACCGCCGGATATTGATGCAGGCCGTCGTTAAACACAGAGCCGACAATGCGGAAATATTGATTGGTCAGGAGAAAGGGCAGCGTAATGCTGCCATTCTCCACGGTGAACGTGCCCTCGTGAATCTCAACAAGGAACCAGTTGTTCAAGTGCCGTAAGACCTGTTCAAGCATCACGCTGCCCTCCTATCAGGTTTTTGCCGTTACGTCAGCGCTGCCGGACTTGAGCGCATGATAGTTGCCGTCGCACTCAACAACGGTCACCTTCTGGCCAGTCGCAATGGTCAGGTCGCTCTTGCCGTCCCAATCGTTCCAACCGGCGACATTGTCGCCGTAAGCGACGGTCGCAGCAGAGGCGCCGGACGTGTACTTATACTTGTTGCCCGCAGCAGCCTTTGCCGGAGACACGGTCAGCTTGGTATCGCCGCTCTTGGAGCCAGAGGCAGAGGTGATTGTCAAAGAGCCAAGCGCGCCGTTGTCGATGGTGCCAACGACCACGCCGTCAATGCGCTCAGCAAACAGCTCCATGCCGTTGATGACAGTGTCCGACGCGGTCATGTTGGTGTAATCAGGCTCCTCATGAATGCCGATGTAGCCGGTCGCGTCGGTGGTAAAGGTGAAAACCTCCTGCAGATCGGCACTGTTGACGGGGATGTAGTAGAGAACAATGTTGTCCTTTGCCGTGGCGTAAATCTTACCCTTGGGGACGCTGGCGTTCATAATGAGCGTTCCGAGGCCGAGGAAGTTCTCGACGTAGCTCATGCCGAACGCGGTCTGCACGGTGATGTTAGCCGTAGACAGATAATCCGCAACGTCCAGCGGATTCATGAAGTAGACCGCGCCGATCTCATCGTCCTCGAAAAGGACCTGCAGATTGCCCCACGCCTGCGCAAGAACAGTCTGGAAGTTCTTTCCGCTCACCGCGCCGGTGCCGGTCGAGAGGAAGTCAAAGAAGCTCTTGCGGATGCCCTTCTGCACGTCCTTGAGCATTTCGTCGGTGGTCATTTCCACCGCCTGATCGTAGCCGCGGTCGGTGATCGCCTCGGCAGAGGTAGCCTTGCGCCACTTTTTAAGCGTGATCTCCTTGTAGTTCACAGCCTCGGTCTTGTAGTGAGAAAGGGGGATGGTGTCACCCTCGGCCACAACGCCGCTCTCGAGCGTGCCGGTCGCCTTGTAGCTCTTGAGCACAGTGCCGGCCTGCTTGGCGATCTTACGGGTCACACCCAGGGCCTCCATCAGCTTCTTGATGGAGTAACCGAACATTTCGGTAAATTCGATCTCGCGCACGCGGGCGAGGTCATTTTTCTTGATCAGATTGGTTTCAGCAGCCATAATTAGCCTCCGTTCTTATTTTCAAAAAGATTGATGTTTGCAGCGATCGCCGCACGGCGCTCCGCTCTGTCTTTGATCTCCATGATCTGATCTTTGGTCATTGCGCCGCCGCCGGTATTCGCCGGGGGAGTGGCGGGATTCGCGCCCTTTGTCTGCGTGGTGGAGACCAGCCCCTTGTAGGTGCCGTCTACGAGCGCATCAAGGGCCTTGGTGTCCTTGATCTTCTCGCCGTCCAGTTCCAATGCGGCCATTTCCTCGCCGCAGCCGCGCATGGCAAGGTCGAGATTCGCGCCGGTGATGTTTTTGCTCTCAAAGTAAGCACGGACAGCCTTTTCCTTTGCCGCCTTGCTCTCCTTTGCCGTGATGTCGGTCTTAAAGGCTTCAAAGGCCGAGTGTTCCTTCTCGTACTTCTCCTTGTAACCGCCATCGCCTGCTGCCTTGAGGTCGTCCAATTCCTTCTGGACGCTGGGCAGCTTCTCCGCGTCTGCCTTGTACTTCGTGAGATCGTCCTTGAGGGGGTCGACCACGCCCAGATGCAGCGCAACCAAGCGATTTTCGATCTCTTCGGTGCAAGCCTCGCCGAGAATATTCCTGATTTCCGCTCTCGTAAATTTCGCCATGTTATTCGTTCTCCTTTTCTTTGGCCCCAATTCTTCGGGGGCGAACGTTGTATAAAAACCGCTGTACCTCGCGGTGTTTACCTAAAACAAAAGAGCCAACCACCAAGAATTTCTCAGTAGTTGGCTCCTATTGCCCTTTCCCGCGCCCTATTACGCGGAAGATGTTATTTACTTATCGTTGATGTGCGGCATTACCGCCGCAAGAATAAACTCTTTCACACTTACGCCTTGCCGTTCTGCGGCATCGCGTATTTTTTTGCCGATTTCTTTATCCACCCGCACCGTTATGGTGTCCTGTTTTCGGTTGTACTTCGTGCTTGCCCTTATCTGCGCCTCTGTTGCCATGTTGCAAACCTCCTTTTACAACATGGTATCACATTTCAAACAATAAGTCAACTTATACATTTTCAACAATCCAATCTGCAATTTATTGTTGAATATTCCATCTTGAAATATAAGTAAACTTATATTATCATATACTCACAAGGAACAAATGTGACAGGCGAAAGCCGGAAAGGAAATTGAAATGAAGAACGTGAAAGTTGAATGGTGCGAGAACTTCATCAAGGCGCGGTTCACAAAGCATCATCCTTTCTCCGGCCCCAACGCCGGAATTGAAGTCAACTGTTTCTGGAAAATGGCAGAAGCTTCCGGGCTGTGGGAGCGCGGCACTTACGGGACACCCATGAGCAAGGCCGTTGCCAATCTCACCGAGATCGAAACTATCCACGACGATGACGGGAACCGCCTGTACAACATTTTCAAATTGAAGTAACGGATGCCCGCCCCGGAGGTCACGAGGGCAGAACAGAATAAATCTTCCGATGTGCCGCCCCGGTTAAGGGGCGGTTTTCCTTTACGCTGAAGTGTATTTAATTGTTTTCTTGACTTCTAAGACGATGTACCCGTCGCCTTTTCGGCGTATTTCAGCATCGTTGCCGCGCTTGATAATGGCTTCAATGGCCTTGATGGTCTCCTTATCCATTTTTCAGCTCGCTTTCCAGAATGTCCCGATACTGCCCCGCATGGTCGGCGGCAGCGGGCTTCAGAAACGGCTGTGCCTTGTTGCCGCGCGTGTAATGCCAGTTGCCCTTTGCATCTTGGTACACCCACGGTGTAGGCCGCCCGCCGCCGCCTTCGGCATAAATGCCCGTACCAAGCTCAACGTAAGGCGCATACTCAACATTTGTCCCAATATATACCGCAGGTTCATCTTCGTCCACAACATGAGTAATGCTATTCCTAAGATTGCCCGTATCTGGTATTTGCAGCTTTTTCGCATATCCCTCTGCCACCAGCCCGCACTTTTCAAGCCCGCGCAGAAGCGCCGCATGGATGGCGCCAGAAACCTCTTTGCTGTTGTCGGTGATTTCAACGTTCATCACAAAATCCCTCTTGACTTTTTTTCGGGAATTGAATATACTGACAGTGAGGAAACTCATGTTTCCGTTTTTCGAGCCGAACCTCTTCCCGTTACTGGAGGGGGGGCGGCTCATTTTTTATACCTTCGTGCAAATAGGAGAGAACCGTTCTCTTCCAATGCAATCACATCAAACCCGAACCCAGTGCTAACCACGCTTCGAACTGCTCTATCATCTACAACGCGTATAAGCTCATCGGTATCGATGGATCCTGTGCACTGTAACACAACCCCTCCAGGAGTTTTTGCAATTTGCTTTGTGGCTTTTCGAATCGCCATATCTGCCGCTTTCGCTGTTGATATACTTTTCAATTCCCACTGTTTACCGCGCCACAGGTAGTCCGGTGTTTTTATCCCCTGCGCATTCGCTTCTTTCAACAGCACGATCTTTCCGCCAAACTGATTGCGCAGTTGATTCGCAGCTTCAATTTCAGTTTCATGGCCTTTTGCACGATAGCCGTTTTCGTATCGTACCTTACCCATGCGCGGCTTGGCGGAATCTATGTATTTCTTCGTAACATCCTTTGCAGATTTTTCGTTCCCCATGTGATATGGGGATAACTGTCTGCCGCTGTATCCCTGCTTCGATGCTTCCCACTGCGCATATGTCATGTCAGATATAAGCCCGTCATCCACCGCCACAATCAGCGTACAACGGCAGTTATATATCTCCCACGGTGGCCCTTGTGGGTCGCCGGGAAAGCGGCAGCCGTTGGAAAATTTCTTGTCCTGCGCCACTTGTTCGCCGTCAAGCATGGCATGAGAGTGGCGTGTACGCGCATCCAGCGTGGCCAACCAACATTTTTTGAGCTTTATCCCCATCTTCTCCGCCGCCGCGTAGCTTTCCATGCGTCCGGCGTTCTGCGCGCCGGTCACGGCGGTTCTGGCGGTGCGGATGGCGGAATTGCGGCTCATGGTGGTAATCCGCTTTTGCAGGTCGTCCGCCATATGCTTGATGCTCTTTCCCTGCAAGATAGAACTTGTCACGCTTGCCGTGATCTGCTTCTTACCATACGCGAGGTCGATACCGCGCTTTAAGGCGCGTTTCGGTGGGTAATATGGCATTAAGTCCGGCTGCTCTACCATAATCCGCTTGACCGTCTGCTCGTCCCACAGGTCAAAGCCGACGTTGCCCGCGACCTGCTCGATGGTGTACGCCGAATAGTTGCGGTTAAGGGAGTAGATACCGGGCGTTGCATCGTTTGTGTAGGCCACCGCCACAGCGTTTGCGTCGGTCACGCGGCGGGCCACCTTGTCACGCATGGCCTGATAGCGTTCCCCGCGCCCGATCTGGTTGAGCCGCCATTGCTTATAATCGGCCTCCGTCCATTCCTTACCGTTCTGCACGGTGCCGATCAGCGCTTTCATTTCCTCGTCGCGCTTTTTAAATTGCTCAAAATATGCGTCGATGGTAGCTTGCAGTTCTTCCCCAGCTTCGCGGTATAGCTTTGCAATACGACGTTCCAGCTTTGCAAGCTCCTTGTCGGTCAGCTTGTGACCGAGGTCACTGTTCGCCATCGCCGTTCACCTCCGGCGCATCCGGTTCCGCAAAGCTCCGGTCAATCTCTTCTGCAGCCTTCCGCTTTGCCATGTCCTCGTACTGGTCAATGTCGCCGTTGATGGTCAGCAGCTTCTTTGTGATGTATTCGTCATCGTAATACGCCGCACCCAGAAGGATGTTCTGCGTTTCCTCGCTCTTGTTAATGATCTGATTGCGCGTGTAGCTGGGCTGGTCCTCAATTCCTGCCAGACGCAGTATTTCCACAATAAACCGCGTGACCTCGGATTCAAACTTGTCCGTTTTCAAATCCAGCGGCACATAGCTTGCCTTGATCGCGGTCGCCGTCTGGTTGCCGGCAGATACCGCCGCCGCGTCAAAGCACTGGAAATCCTCGTACAGCTTTTTCTTGAGCATATCAATGGTGCTGCTCGTGCCCTCATACGGGGCCTCGATGGTCTTGCTCTCCACTTTTGCGCCGTCGTCGCCGTTTGCGTGGGCAACGTGGGTGGTTTTCAAGCGCTCCACAAACTTCGCATCGTCCAGATCGTCCATGCCGTTGCAGTTAGACAGCACCCAATAAATCAGGTTGCCCTCGTCCACATTGTTGACCATGTTCGAGGACGCAAGGTCGAGCGCGTCAATGGTATTGCGCTTGCCGACGATTTCGGACAGGCACCGCTTGTTATTTTTCAGTGGCACGATGGGGAAACTCGGATAGTTCCCACCGTCATAAATTTCGGTTTCGCCGACCTCGGCTTTGCGGATAACGAGCTTGTAACTACGCTTTTCCTGCAATACGCTCATATCTTTGTTTTTCGGCTGGAAATACTCGGTGAACCCGTCCAGCTCGTACAGCGTCGCCCGAAGCGGCTTGTCCTGCGCCACCTGCCAAAACCGGATACCGGCTTTTAACGCTCCGTCTTCCTCATCATAGAGGGGAACGAACTCAAGCAGGGAGAACACACGCAAATGCGTCAAATCCCAGAAGCCGAAGGACACACCCGCGATTTTCGCCTCACGCGCCGCGTCCATGACCTCCTGGTCGAAGTCCGGGCATAGCTTTTTTGGTGTTTCCTTCTCCGCAAAGGTCACGCCGTTCCCCAGCAGATACGAAACCTCCTGATCGACCGCCAGACCGAAGAAGCGGCTGGCCAGCTTATGGTTTGCCGTCCACATATCCGTGTGGCTGCGCCCCTGCATATCATAGATGATCTTCTCATAGCGGTTGATTGTCGGATTTAGACCGTTATAGTATTCCTCCGCATCCACCGCCGTTTTATACGCCGTGCTCTCGCGGTGCTCATTGATCGTGCTGCGGACAAACTCAATGCGCGCCTGCTCGTTTTCACCGACCGCCACGAGGTCGTTATATGTTTTGATAGCCGCTCACCGTCCTATCTGTTCCAAAGTGGTGTATACTCGCGCCGATACGCCTTGTTCTTCAGGATCGTATAAGCAAAATACCGTGTTTCGTCCATCGCGTGGTCGTTTTCTTTGATCGGTCTGTCATCGACGGATTTTTCGTCCCACCGATACAGCCCAAACTCCCGAATGCAGTCTTTGCAGCCGCGATGCACCTTGAGAATGCCGTCCTGCAAAAACCGCGCCGTTGTCATAATGCCGTTGGTTACGTCGTTGTTTGCTTTGCGAACCATATAACCGCGCCGCCGCAAAACCTCGATAAACGATGCGGCAGACGGGTCAACGATGATGCTTTTGACGTCCGCCTTGCCGATCAGCTTTTCGATTTCGTCGGCGTATTCCTCGTCCGTCTTGTTCTTCTGGTTCTCGCGCCCGGAATAGTAATACTCGCGGATGCGCGTTGCCGTCTTGCCGTCCCAGCGCCACAGCCCTGCGGAAAACGGGTTAAGCGTGCCGTAGTCGCAGGAAACATAGTATTCGCCCTTTTCCGGAAGCTCGTCCACAATGCAGCTATCGCCAAACATGGGATAGATCAGTCCCTCGGCCACCACCCACAAGCCGCGAATGTATCGGTCGTAGAACACGCCGCTATACATGGCCTTTGTCCTCTCGATCATCTGCGGTGTGAGAATTGGGTTATCTTCCAGCAGGAAGTGAATGTGCTGCGTATTCTCCCGTTCGTTTTCAATCCACTCTTTGTAAAACCAATGCTGCGGTGATTCGGGGTTGCAGTTAAAAAAATACTTCGGATGCTCAAATGAAATCGCACGGGAAAGCGCTTGCTCCACAAACGAACGCGGCATAAGTGCCACTTCATCGAATAAGACCCCGGCAAGCGTGATGCCTTGTATGAGCATATACGAGCTTTCATCCTTACCGCCGAATAAGTAAAACCAATTTGTTCTATCCCCACACCGAACGGTTAAAATTCTCGTGGAAACCTTGTAATGCATGGACAGTGCAACACCCAGCCCGTCAATTTCCATCAACGGTTTTAAGATATTTCGCTCTGCCGCCTGCACCGTCTTCCCGCAAATAGCGAAATTCGTGCGGTCGTAGTTCTGCATCGCCCACAGCACAAACGCCATCGACATGACCGTCGTCTTTCCGGAACGGACGGAGCCGTCACAAATCAGCGCCATATCATCGGAGCTGATAAACTCCATTATTTTGCGCTGCTTTGCGGATAGCGTTTTAATTTGCATTGTTCTCGCCCTTTAACGCAGTGAGCAAAGCTGCCAACGCCGCAGGATCGCCGCTTTTTTCGTTCTCGGAATTCCACCCAAAATTGCAGCCAAGCGAGAATTTCGCGCCGTTCGCACCGTCTTTGTCGTAGAGCCGAGATTCGGCGTATTCCTCGCAGCGGGACTTCGCGCGCGTAACCGTGTCCGCAAACTCTGGTCTCCCCTGATAATCAATCAGCGCCTGCCGCCCTGTGAACCCAAGCGACAGCGCCAGCCCTGTTACCGTCGGCGGCTTTTCATCTAAAATAATCGGCCTTCCGTATTTATCTGTGGCAACATCGCCGTCAATCATAAGCGGTGTCCCTTTGCAGCTCTCAAAGTAAGCGTCAATAGCTTCCTGCATTGCCTTTACGCTTTTCCATTTTCTTGGCGCTCCGCCAGCCATGCGCTCACTCCCTTTCGTTTTGCTACCAGCCCCCACCCCTTGGCCTTACATAGCAGACTTTACCCGCCCCGCAGTCTCTACCATTACCCCACGCATAAGCGCAAGCCTTCGATTTTGAGGGGCATACACGCTGTCTCTTCCAGCCGTCAAGATTGGTTTGCATAACCTCCGTGCCCAAAGACACGAGCCGCTATCCGGTACGGCATTGCAGTCCTGCCCTGCTTTAGCGCTTCGGGGAAAGTCCCCGTCACTCGCTGTGGTCTTCCCTTACGGGGCACCTATGCCGTGTATGTGCAGATCCCGCTTAGATTGTCACACGCTCATGCCCGCTTGAGGCCCCGCAAGCATTTCAAGCGCTTTCATCAGTAACGGCAAGGAGGACGCATCCCCACGCGCAGTTTTCAGCAGGCATTGTCATTCTCTGTGAGGCGTTCTGCGTACTCTCACATCATCCGGGAGCGACCCGGCCTCTGGCACGGACAGTTGGGAATCGAACCCACCGCACACGGTTTTGGAGACCGCGTCGCCACCTTGGTACATTTGCCCGTATATGTCTCCCCTGGGACACATCGGTGAGAGGTGCGGGGAGTCCGGTCATGTGGGCGACCTCGGCGCCGAGGTCTAGTCACGGTTGCCGCGAGGACGGTGCGACCGTCCAGCCCTCGGAAGGTGATGTGCATACGAGCCACGGCATATTGCCCTCAACCGCCCGCCCCGAAGGGCGGGCTATCAAGGGAGGAGGAAACAGATGAAAAAGCAGAGGCGTGAAGAGCCTCGCCCCATCACGCCTCTATTTTTGCATAGGTTTTTCTTATTTTTCCCCTTAAAAGGGGAATTTTCAAAATTTTTTTAGATAATCGTCCACGGTCATTGGATTATCCGTCCTTCCGAGCAGATAATCGACCGACACCCCGAACTTGTCGGCAATGCTTTCCAATGCGTCCGTTGTGGGCGTAGCCTCCCCCGCCTCGTACCGCCTCACCGCGTCACGGTGCAGACCGCACAGTTCAGAGAGGACATATTGCTTTATTCTCTTTCTCTCCCGTAAGCGCTTCAAACGCTCGGGAAATGCGCTCATGCCAGCACCTCCTCCGGTCGGAAACTCTCTTTGATCTCCTTGCCGTCTACCATGATCGCCACGGTCACATAACGCCTCTGTGGATGGATGTACGTCACCACGCCGGTGCGGAGCGGGTATAGCTTTTCGCCGCGCGCCTTGCCCGGAAACTCCTCCGGCACCGTCATAAACTGCGCCCGTACCTTGTCGCCTACTTTCATTCCGCACCTCCGAACGCTTCCTCAAATGTCAGGCCGCTCTCTCTGAGGATGCCTTTGATCACGTCGATGGTATGCTGATTGTTGCCCGAAAGCCACCACCAGATGTTGCTCTTGGAAATGCCTACCGCATCGGCAAGCTGGCGGCGCGTGTACTGCCGCTCGCAGAAAACCTTTTTCAGCGCCGGATAGACGCAATAGGGAAATTCGATCATTTTCTCCCCACCCTCCGTTTGTATCGGTCTTTTGACCTCTGAATGTAATTGATCATCGCGCTTTCTTCGGCTATGCTGGCTGTTTCGTTGCTTTTTGCCTCTTTCTTTTTTTGCAGCCACGCAGCGTATCGTTCACAGGTCGTATGACAGCCGACATGCCTCTCCTGACAGTTAAAGCAGCTCATGTCATCCCACCTCGTACTGCGGACAGGCCGTGACAATGTAGCTTGTTTCGTAATGCCTGCGAGCGCCGCCGCAAGAGTTCATCAAAACCTTTGTTCTGATTGCAAGCCAACCTTCCACCGGCTGCCACTTCAGCTTCCGCGTTTCCTTGTCGCATTCCGACCAAGGACATTTCCCGCAGGCGTTCTTGCACGACCAGCAAAGCGTCGAACTTTGTTCTGCCATTTACACTTCCTCCACCCAGATGCCGAATCGCTCCAGCATCAGTTTTTTCTTGATGATATAGTCCTTTGTCTTAAAGCCCTTTGCGTCCTCTACAATCGTTTTCCCGTCACGGGTATACACGAAGTCGGCTATGTATGTAACTGCCCTCACAGCGGCTCCTGTGGACGTCCTCTGCGCTCCCACGAGCTTGTACGTCTGCTGTAGCTTCAAATCGTGTATTTCCCCCGCTTTCAGCAGCAGCCGCAGCTCATCATAGCGGTCTGCCTCGTGCTTGCTGTCAAACGTGATGCCATGCCGCACGGTTTTGCGGTTGTGGTACTTGCCCGTTTTTTGAGCAAGTACCTTTTCAACCACCTGTTTTTGTGCCGCAGGCCCGAGACGTGCAAGGTCAGATGCCGTCAGGCTCATTTCTCCCTCCCGTCTGTCACCATGACCACGCGCACCTTGCCGAACTGCTCAAGTGCCATTGCCACAGCCTCCTTGGTCGCCAGCTTGTCGCCGTGGTCTTCAATATCGATGATGATACGGATCATGTGTCCTCCTTCCGCTCGATATAGCAGCTTAACTCTGGATCATCCGTATCACAACAGACACAGCACGGCTTTCCATCGCAGGAACTGGGCGGATAGTAAAGGCAGGATTCGCAGTTGTTCATGTGTTACCGCCTCCGTCCATCTTGGCCCCGCAGTTGGGGCAGTAATCCGACAACAATTCGAACCCATTTACAAGCACTTGCGCTGCATCGTGGCAAACAGAGCACTCGTGCCTGTCTGGTGAGGGAACAAAGTTTCCTGCTTCTTCCCACGAAATCCACCGCGCATGCACCACCGGGGCCACGTCAGCGGCAGAAATGCGAATGACAGCCGCTTTCAGACAGTCAAGTATCCGATTTTGTGCAGGGCTTCGGCATGGGCTGCGCTGTCCCTGCACAGCTCTAAGCACTGCTTCCCGCTTAATGTATTCAGGCATTGTCCGCACCTCCGTCCATTTTCGCCCCGCAGTGGGGGCAGTAGTCTGTTTTTGCTGCAAACCCTATCTCGCAGGCAGAGCAATACTGAATATCTCCCGCAATCTCGCTGTGAAACGGAATCCACAGCCCATGCACCACCGGCACAGCACCACCAGCCGACCGTCCTTGTCTGCCTCGGCCAGCTCGCGCAGGCGGACATCGTCATCTGTCTGCGCGAGCAACTTGTCGAGCCGTTCGATGATGCTGTCAGCGTGTTTGTTGATGGCGTATTCTGCTTCTGGCGATATTTCCCGCACACTCGCCAAATCGTTAATTTCTTCCGGCGTCAGCCCCGTGTCCTCGTAGGCGGCGAGGCGGCTCCACGCCGCTTCTTCCCACTTGCAATTCATGGCGCAGTCCCCGCCAACTTCGAGGCATTCGGGGCCGCGAAAATGTGTGCAGCAGATACCGTTTTCGTGCGATGTTTGCTTGCTATGTTTTGTCAGGCGTTGCATCACTCCACCTCCTGCATCCAAAACTCGCGGCGGCAAATATCACAGCCTCTTCCAGTCGGGCAATGCCCGCGTAACGTTGTATCAACAAGGCATGGGTCTAAAGCAACGTTATGTGTGTTCGTATATATTGGCGCATTTGGAAACTGCTCCAGAAACACGCTCTGCCGCGTCTTGCGCGGGTGCGCAGCAGACCAGTCCTCGACGATGGTCACAATGTTGTCATCATCAACCATTCCTTCCAATGCACTACACTCGCAGTCTTTTGCGGGGCATTGATAGCAGTCCCCGGCATGGTGGTAAAAGCGGCACATTCGGTCGCGTTCTTTGATAAACTTCACAGCGTCCATCACATATCCCTCCATTTACACCCATCACAGGCGCCCCCGTGGGCCAGCGTGTAGTTTCCGCACTTTAGGCACAGTTCGTTCCGCAGGGCGTCAATTTCTTTCGCCTGCGCCTCGATCAAGTCAGCGGCTTCCGCCAGATCGTCGCACAGGGTAATGGGCGTTTCCCATTGATTCCCCTCCGCCCATTCTGCGTGCCCACGCAGCGCTTTTACGAGTTTTTGATCTCTCATGTCCTTCACACCCCTTTCATCCGTTCCTCAACCCTCCAATCATCGTTCCGCACCTGAAATGCGTCGCCAAGCTGGATGGTCTCGGGGAAATTGTGCTGCGTGGTCTGGATGGCGTATTTGTCGATCTCGGTCGCGTAGTATCTGAGCAACCACGGCTGTACGCCCAGCTTGCCCAGCGCGATATGGCCGCAGCTCATACCGTCGTACATGGAAAGCACTTCCACCGGCTCCGTGGTCAGCCCCTCAAAGTGGCTCATGATATGCGCGATCACATCCACCGTCCAGCCGTTGCCCAGCATCTTATAGGCTTGGCTGTTGCTCACCGGGAAAACATACTCCTCCGGCACGGTCTGGAGGCGCTTGCACTCCGTCACGGTCAGCTTGCGGATGATGTAAAAGCCGTCTCGCAGTTTGATCGGGTATCGCTTGCCTTTAATGGCAATAAAGCCGTCGCGGACTTCGTATACGGGCCACGCTTTCCCATCCGGGCCGCCGACCGGCGTTGCATAAAGGCCCGTCTTGGCTCCCAGCCCCCCGCCGTTGCCGCAGAGGGTCACGCTCTTTCCGTCCGGCGAATAGACGCGGTATTGCTGGCTGTCAAAGGCCGAGTTCTTCGCGTCATTCTCGATGGTGCCGACACGGACAGGCTCGGCTATGCAGTCGTATTGTTGCTTTGCCTGGTTCGGATTGTTTATCCTTGGCACAAGGTTGTTTTCGAGCTTTCCCATGTGCGCGTCAACGGTTCGCGCCTTTCCGTTTTTCATTCCATTGACGACGATCGGCTCTGCGACCATCGTGCGGCGGTGTTTCGTAAGCGTCTGTTGCGGATTGCTTCCCTTGGCTTCTGTAGCCGTGATGCAGTAAGATTTTTCCGACCATGCAACGCCGGTCTCCAGAATGTCCCGCAACAGAATACCCCTGTCCTCCGGTTGCTCGATCGGCACCTGGCTGTATGTACCGTCCGACTCGCGCTTGCCTACCCAATATAAGCGCTGGCGGTTCTGCGCCGATACCAGCGCGGAGTTGATCAGCACGGGTTCAACGTCCAGCTCCGCCGTGATTTGCGTCCGGATAGCGGGCGACATGGATTTGTTGTTCTCGTAGAGGAAATAGTCCGGTTTGTATTTGTCGCGGGCAATGCGGTAATTCAAGAACAGCTCCCAGCCGATGCCGCTGGCCTCGGTCTCGCGGTTCTTGGTCTGCGCGATACTCCAGTGAGCTAAGTGCATGGAGACCCGCCGATAAGCAGTTTAACCATGCAAAACCACCTCCTCCGAATACCTAAATTTATATCCGCCGGTCGATTTATAACGGCGTTTCCCCTTGCAAACGCAAACGACCGTAGACGGGTTTACCCCCAGTGCTATAGCAGCCTCTTTTATGCTGCTCCACAGGTGAATTGGCTCCCCGTCCATAGATAACTGCCATACGGGACGCTCCTTCGCTTTGTTTCGTGCCCTTGCTCCTTGTCCATAGGAGTTTTGACGGGACATATTAGCCCATTCCAGATTTGACAATCTGTTATTTGTCTTATCTTCATCCAGGTGGTTTACAGTAAGAAGTCCGTTCGGATTTGGTATAAAAGTATTTGCAACCACCCTATGTAGAAGCAGACTTCTTGCAGTTCCGTCTTTAGATAGATGCACTCGAACATAGCCGTTTCGCTCAACTTTTTGTTTTAGGCTCCGACCCGTTCTTGAATTTCGTACCTCTCCATTATCCGAAACCTCGTAGAATCCTTCATACCCCGAAATTGGTCTCCAGTGCGTGCAGGGCGAGCCGCCGATCAATAGTTTCATGCTTTCCTCCTCACAGGTATTCTTTCATTTCAGCCGGTAGTTTTTGGATCCGGTAATATTCAGTACGCAGCCTTTCGACCGCTCCGCAATGCGCGAGCCTATCGCCTCGTCCCAGTCCAGAACGCGTGAGATCGTCCACTCGGAGCTGATGATTGTCACAAGGCTTGGCTTGATATACCGCGCATTGAGCAGATCAAACGCAATGTTGCGATCAGCCTCTGTCGCCGTTCCCTTGAGAAAATCGTCGATGTAAAGCACCTTGACACTTTTCAGCGGATCAATGGCATCTTGATATGCCTCGGCATCGTTGACCTTTGCCTTGATGGCCGGAATATCCGCACGCCATTGCACATATCGAACTGGTAATCCGGCATCCATGAGCTTTCCGCACATCGCCGTGCAAAGATGCGTTTTCCCGCTGCCGGGGCTTCCTCCGGCGTAAAACCATCTTCCGCGCCAATCGGCAAGATAGCGTTCCGCTGTCTCTTTGGCCTGCTTCTGCCACGGCTCAGTCGCGCGGTAGTTCTCCATCGTGCATCTCTGCAAAAGCTCTTTAAGCCCGCTTCTTTCGATGCGTTGCAGATTCCTTTTGCGGATGGAGCATTCGCACTCCCGGTACTCCGCGTTTCCGTCTGCTGACCTCCGCACGGTGTATCCAACGCCGCCGCAGAGTGGGCACTCGTCAGAGATTGACGGCTCCGGGGACGTTCCATTTTTTCGCATCTCTTTCAGTATCGTGACCATGTCCATTCATCACGCCCCCTTTCTTCTCCAGCTCGCGCTTTTCCCATAGCTGGAATTTCTGCTGCCAGTTGTAGACCGGCTTGCCCTCGGTGTCCCGCCAATTTGCGACAGAGTAAAAATCGTAGAATGGTTTAGGGTCAATAAGCCCTCCGCGCAGCTTGGCATATTCGGCAACCTCGTCAAACGTGGGAACCTTTCGTGAGAGAGATATAGAGAGAGAACTATCGTTCTCTTTCTCTCCCTCTTTCTCCCCCTCTTTCTCCCCCTCTCTCTCCTTGCGGGTTTGTTCCGATTTGTTCCCATTTTGTTCTTCTTTTGTTTTCGTTTTGTTCTGCCGATTCGCTGCTTTGTTGCGACCGCTGTCCAGCGTTGGGCGAATCAAAGTGAAAACAGCGCATGGAACTCCAGAAAGACATGGCTCGCTTTCATCAAGGGCATAATCGCAGATTGCCAGCACAACGGCCTTGAAATCTTTTGCGCTGAGCGCTCGCAGCGCGTCCCTGTAACTTCGGTAAAAAGTGAATTGATTACGCTCCATCGCTTTACTCCTTCGGCTTTGCCAGCAAGGAAACCGTCGCACCGTATCGCGTCATGACTTCTGCGATATCAGTCGCGTCACTCTCGGACACTTCTTGCAAGACAATAATCGCCCTTTCGCGCGGCGAATCGATATGCACCTCGTATCTCATGCCGCACCTCCATCAAAACGGAAGCTCCCCGTCGTCCTCGACCTCGCTAAACTCGCCCGGGCTGCTTGATGCGGGACTGTATGCGGCGGGCCCCTCCTGCGGCTTGCTGTCGGCAAAGTACACGCTATTGGCGATGATCTCGACCGAGCGGCGCTTATTGCCGTCCTTGTCGGTCCAGTCTCGCGCCTGCAAGCGACCGTCTACCACTACCTTGCGCCCCTTGGCGCAGTATTGCGCGGCAAACTCCGCCGTGCGCTCCCACGCGACCACATCAAACCAGTCCGTTCCGGCATCCTTACCGTCGCGGTCGACGGCGATGGGAAAGCTGGTGACCGCCTTGCCGCTCTGCGTGCGGCGCAGCTCAAGGTCCTTTCCAATGCGTCCCATGACGTTGATCCTGTTCAAGCTCATTTCAATTCCTCCCTGTTTTTTCTGTAAATCATGTCCTCCCGTGTCCAGCCGGGATATTTCGCTTTGAGGTAGCCGACGATGCAGGCGTATAGCGCTGTCCTCTGCGGCCCCTCGTCAAAGGCTCTGTGGCAGGAGGGGCAGAGCGTCACGATGTTCTGCTCGATGCCTCTGCCGCCCTGTGAGCGCCGTATAACGTGCGCTACAGGCTCTCCGTTGTTCCGCCCGCAGAGGATGCAGCGCCCGCCGTCGCGCTCGTATACGGCCTCCTTGACGCTTTTGGGGATGGACGTGGCCTTTGTCATTTTGTGCATCGCCAATCCTCCTTCAGCGCGTCAAGCTGCTGTGGGGTCAAGGTCTCGATGCCTACCGCCTTGCAGTCCTGCACGATGTTGTCGATCAGGCGGGACATCTGCTTTGTGTCAAAGGTAGACGAACCGTAATACAGCACCACGTTCTTGCAGCCGTCAATTTTGCTGTCCATCACTTCCGTCTGCCAGCCGATACCGTTCTTGTTCCAGCCGCCGCATAGCTTCTGTACGGCTTTCTCTCGCACGCAGACGGTTTCCGTGTTCCCGCCGACATCTTTCACGGCCTGCCGGTAAACCTCGCTTGTAGGCGTTCCTGTGGCTTCTGCGAGCTTGTCCATCAATACCCATGCGTAAGCGTTGGCATCGAGGCTTCGCTTCTCGCGGTGCTTCTTCACGGTCACGTCAACGTCTGTCTCGTGCAACTCGTCATACAATGCGCCGACGTTCTCCCGCGTGGCGATGGTGAGCAGATACCCACCATCGCGCGCAAGGGATAGATCATGCAGTCGGGCTTTCATTGGCTTTCCTCTTTTCCATGCAAGCCCAGCAGAGCGGAACCCCGTATTTCTTCATCGCGCCTTTGGAGATGTCGCTCACACGATAGAGCTTTCCGTTAAAGGACTGCGGTGTGATCGGCTGCTTGCAGTCTTGGCAGGTGTAGTCAAACTGTTCCTTGTACGCCTGATTGAAGGATTCCATCTCGGCCTTGCTCGGCTTCTGCTCTGCGGTTCTTGGCGTGTACTTGGTCGCGTCCTTCGCCCAATACACATCCGCGCCAAACCCGAGCGCCTTGCAGGCAACGGAGATAGCATCGGTCAGCGCCATCTTGAAGCACTCGTCAGAGGTGTAAAGGCCGTTTCGTTCGCTGGCGACAAACGCGCTGCCGCCTGTGCCGGGGATCGCATCTGACCACGCACCATCGACCTTAATAAAAAGGTTTATGTCCACAAATGCGGAAACCTCGTTGTTCGCGCCCTGTTCCAACCGCTTATCCGTGATTATGTACTTCCATCCAATTCCGCAGGGGCCGAACTGCTCCGTCAGCGCCTTAATGCGCCACATGGGGTTAATGTCGGTCTTGCCTTTCAGTCTCCCCGCCTGGATTTCACGCTGTGCGGACGGCGGGACTTGCCGCACGCTTTCATAAATTCCAAGGTTCTCCATTTTCTTCTTCCTCCAAAGTAAGCGGGCAGTTTCGCCCGGTGTATTTGTCCGGCCACGGAATGACTTCATCCGTAAGCCCGCAGCGCTTGCTTGACCGTCTGTAAAACCGGCAGGCTTCGCAGGCGATGTATGCTGTTCCTTTGCGGTCGATTGGGAAATAGGTCGTTACCGACGCCGTGCCTTTCAAATAGCCGGAAGTGCCGTCATCCAGATTCGGCATCGTCTTCCACCTCCGTAACCCATTCTTCACCGCAGAACGGGCACTCGGCGACCGTCCGCGTTTCTATGCCGTTCTCGCCGTCAAGGTTCTCGCGTACCTGATAAGTGTACGGCTCAAAGAAGATCGCGTTGCAGGCTTCGCATTTGTAAACCATGTAAATTACGACCTCCCCGCTTTCCGTATCATCTCCGACAGGCCGTATGTCCGCCCGACAATGGACGCTATCCGCGCCATCTCGATCTTGCGGAGCACCTCGGCTTCTGCCGGATCGTTTGATAAGTAGTAGCCCTTGCCAAAGTTCATGATGCAGTACTCCTCGCCGTCCTCCTCGCATCGTGCCGCCTCGATCACCTTGCGCAAGTGCCGGTCTGTCCAGCCGGTCATTTCGCAGAGCTGCCAACGACGCAGCGCGTTCTGGGCGCCGACGCGAAGATGGTTTCGCAGAGTGATAACATCGTCTGTCATGCTGCCTCCTCCTTGTAAACGTAAGCGGTTTGGACGCCAAACTCCCGCGCGGCCTGATGGTTGTCAAAGAATACGTCGATGCGGTTTTCCTTGATCGCGCCGCCGCAGTCCTCGGCGGTGTATGTATGGCTCGTGCCGTCGGCAAAGTAGATCGTGACGGAGGAGCCGTAAGGGATCACGCGAGGGTCAACCGCGATCGTTCGCCCCTCGGCGGCGGTCGTGCCGGTCGCCGTGATGCCGTCGGTCTTGCCGCAGCACTTCATGCACGGACAATAGGCGGTCAGCTTAAATTCGCCGAGTGGTTCGCCGATGTCGAGCACCGCGCTCCCCTCTGCGGGCTTGTCCTCGCCGGGGAGCTTGTCCTCGACAACCGGCGGCTCGCCCTTGTGCGGCTGCCCGGTGGTCTTGACCGTCAGCACCGCAAAGAGAATCAGCAGCACCGCGAGGAACAGGCAGACGGCGGCGATGCGCGCCGAAGCGTCAGCCTTGCGCTGCTCGCGGGTGCGTCTGTCCGGTTTTCTCATAAGCGCGCCCCCAATACAGCGCAAAGATCATCTTTTGCAAAAAATGTTTCCAATTTCACGTCTCCCGATTCCAACCGCGAAATCATCGCCTGAGAGCTGCCTATGGCTTCCGCTAACTCATATTGACTGTATCCGCGATTTAAGCGTTTATGTCTGATCCATTGCTGCTTCTCGGCGATGCTATCCTTGTTCGCCTCGTAATAAGCCCGCTGATACTCGGCGATGCTATCCTTGTTCGCCTCACGATAAGCCCGCTGATACTCGGCGATGCTATCCTTGTTCGCCTCACGATAAGCCCGCTGCTTCTCGGCGATGCTATCCTTGTTCGCCTCGTAATAAGCCCGCTGATACTCGGCGATGCTATCCTTGTTCGCCTCACGATAAGCCCGCTGATACTCGGCGATGCTATCCTTGTTCGCCTCACGATAAGCCCGCTGATACTCGGCGATGCTATCCTTGTTCGCCTCACGATAAGCCCGCTGATACTCGGCGATGCTATCCTTGTTCGCCTCACGATAAGCCCGCTGATACTCGGCGATGCTATCCTTGTTCGCCTCACGATAAGCCCGCTGCTTCTCGGCGATGCTGCGGCCCCTTTTGCTTTTTCGGGATAGCAAAATATCGGCATCTCTCCTGCGCGATGCCGCCAGCTCATCATTCGTCCATCGGAAATCTCGCTCGATCTCCTCGTCCGCCCGACGCATCTCTTCTATTTCCTCCGGAGTGAATTTCACCGTCTGTACCCCCTGTCGATAAACGGCAGCAGGTCATACAGCACCTTACACACCGCGCACGCACCGATAACGGCAAGGCTCGTCTTGAAGTCGCAGCCGTTGAGCGCAATCACCGCAGCGGCGATGCCACCGAAAAACAGCGTATCAGCCATGCTTTTCTCCCTTCTTCTCATTCGGCACGAGGCCGACAAACTCAAGGCCGCGACCGCGTGCGTAAATCTCGCCCATGATCGTCCCCAGCTTTACGGGGTCAGGGGGCGTGACCCAGATAATCTTGTACTCGGGTTTTTTTCTCATTGCATTTTCCTTTCCCCTGTGTTACAATGAGCACAGGACACAATATCTTGTGGTGAGATTTGTCCGGTTGCCCTGTTCGGCCTGCTACGCTGAACAGGGCTTTTCTTATGCCCTTTCATTCAATTGGCTCCAAGTCAAAAATGCTGTCGGGGTAAAAGCTCCAACTCCCAAATCGGGATTTGCTGTACTGTGCGTCATAAAGCCACTCATTCAGCTCGATTTTCTTGGAAGTCAGCGCCGCATCTTCCACGGCGTTTTTCGCTTCGTGCATTTCGATGTATGCCTTCTGGCGGTTAAAGTTATTGATGGACTGTGGCGTTTCGAGCACGCTCACAAGGATAACCACTACCGCCGTGACTATGGCAATGATAGAGATTACTTCTACTGCCAACAGGCACAAAGAGGAATCTATCTTTCCCTCAAGCCAATGTGAAACGCAGATGCCGATGATGCCGAAAACAATCACAATAATCCAGTTCATACTCTCTCCTTCCTCCTTTACTTTTCGTCCGGCTTCAAAAGCTCGTCCACCGTGCAGCCGTAGAGCGCGGCGACCTCCGGCAGACGGCTTGCGCGCGGATGCTGCTGTCCGGTCTCCCACATATATACCGCTGCGTCGGAGACCTTTAGTTTTTCGATCACCTGCTGGACACTCAGGCCGGCAGCCAATCGAGCGCTGCGAAAACTCATTCGTTCACCTCCAATTTGCTTTTACTTAGTTTTCATTGACTGCGGCGTGGGGATTTGCTATACTCTTATGCAGGAGGATAGAGTAAAAAGGCACGAGGCCCCCCATATTCTCATTGAAAGGAGGGAACCCTTTGCCGAGGAACTCCGTCCGGACAAGTAAGCGCGTTGCTTCCAAAGCGTCGAAAACTTTAAGCAACCGCAAGGCAAGCAAGAACACAAAAGCTCTTGCCGCGTCCGCCTTGTCCAACCGCCGGTCAAAGTGACCGATGAGCCGCCCCGATGTTACCGCATCGGGGCGGTCTCTTTTCCCCTCGCCGCAGCCAATAAAAAACTTAGCGAAAGAGCAAGAAAAACTAAGTTTCCCTTGACAACTTGGCAAACTGTGATATTATAAAGGTGCCAACGATCATAATATTTTTTCGCAGTCCGCTAAATGTAAGGGGGCTTGGGTTTTTATTACCCTTTATGCTAACTAGTATAAGCTAGCAATACTAGTTTGTCAAGAAAAACTTAGAATTTTGCTAGTTAAAAATTAGCCAAACTAGGCGGTGATTTTTTGGATAGATCGCCAATTGTTACAAGAATAAATGCTTTGCTTGCTAAGAAAAACATTTCTAAAGCAGAGTTTTACGAAAAATGTAATCTAACTTCTGCATCGTATTCCAATTGGAACACAGGGAAAACGCGCCCCAAAGTGAAAAATATAGAGAGAATTGCAAGATTTTTGGGCGTCACTTCTGAATATCTCCTTTATGGGGACGGAGCAGAAAAAGAAAGCGCCCCCGATCCGAAGACCGAGGGCGTGGAAAAAGCCCCCGCCACAGAGGGCGAGGGCTATACGGAGTTGCAGAAGGCCGCTATTCAGTTTGTATTGTCATTACCGCCGGAAAAGTTGGAGCGGTTTATAAAAATGGGCCGCGCTGCTTTTGAGGAAGAACAATGAAAGAAATCATCATTTCACTCGGCTGTGCTGCTATTTCCGGCATTGTCGCATGGATCGTTGCAAAACAGGCGGCAAAGGCAGAAATCAAAAAGCTGCAAACAATATGGGCGCACGAAAAGGAAACGGCCTGCGATGCCGATTTTGACAAAATGGTATCTGCCGTTTCCATTTACGCAAAATACCCGTCTCCGAATGATTTCCATGCCGCGACCGATGCCGTCGCCGTTTATCGGGCAAAGGCAACCGAGGAAATGGCGGTCGAGGTCGACAAACTCAGCGAATTGATAGAGCGGTTCAAACCAAATTGCGACGCGATCTTGAAGCAGTTAAATGCCGTGATCGAGTGCAAGCGGAAAGCCAACGGTTAAAATGCGGCCTTTCCAGCTTCGCCCTCTTTCCAAAACATTTCAAGTTCCCCGGTAAACAGGTTTCGCGCCATTCGGTAAAGCTCGGTCATTGCGGTCTCGCGATCCATGCCGTCACATTCCAGGCCGATTTCATACTCGGCGCCTTTTTCTTTACTGATCGCCCAAATTTTCATTTTAGAGCCTCCATGATTTTTTGAAGTTGTTCGTCGGATAACTTTTGGATTAAGTCAAAGGCTTCTGCCAGCATTTCTTGATACTCTATTGTATCACATTTTGCGTCGTTACACAACATCTTGCGTCCCTCCGTTTGGCTCTAAGGCTATTTTTTGCTCCTCCTCCGCGAGGATGCGCTCAATCAGCGCGAGCATTTCGTCTTTCTGCTTCGGCGTTAGGAGCAGATAAAGCGCCGCCGCCGCTTGCACCTGTGCGTCCATGATTTGACCTCCTTTTCGGTATTCATACCTATTCCCACAACAGGCGTTTGCTGCACGGCGCTGTGCAACAATTAAAAAATATTGTGGAGCGGCGCGCAACCGCAGGATCACTTTTTATTTTACTATATGTCGATTATTGCACTTTGTGCAGTTGAAAATATAACAACAGAGGGGAGAAAGTTTATCATGATGTGTCCAAATTGCGGGAGCGAAAATGTAACGATTGGAATCCAGCAGGCTACGACCTACACGAAAAAACACGGAAACGGAATTGGCGGGCATCTGAACAATGCCGCCCGCGGCTTGACTGCGTTTTGCACTCTCGGCATGTCTAATCTTGTTTGGAAAAAGAGCAAGGGGAACGAAAAGACTGTCGTTAAAAACGAAAAGGTTTGCCTCTGCCAAAACTGCGGTTATTCCTGGACTATTAAGTAACTAAAGGCCCCGCCGCCCTCTGCAACAAACGGCGGGGCCTTTTTGCAGCCGGCGGGGAACGACCGCCGCTGCTTGTCTTTACCGTAGCCCACTTTGGCTTGGTAATTCAATGCCGAAGCCTTGCAATAAGGCAGCGCTCGACATGGTTCGACAAGCCCTTATCTTGCGACTTTGCGGCGCGAAAATCGGAAAAATTAAGGTGGAATAAATGAATATTCAAGAAGTGTGCAGAATCCGTAAAGAGGACTTAAAACTGACCTATCAAGACATTTCCGACGATTCCGGCGTACCGCTGTCCACCGTGCAGAATTTCTTTTCCAAGTTTTCGAAAGCTCCGTCGATCTACACCGTCGCGCCGATTTGCAAAGCGCTTGGAATATCGCTTGATGAAGCGTTCGGAATTTCCGAACACTTGACACCGACCGAGGAAACTTTGCAGGCGCGGAATGACGAGCTGGAACGCCATGTTGACGCGAAAGCGGATACCATTGAGATCATGCGGCGCGGCGTGCGTATCCGCAACGGCGTGATTGCTATAATGTTTGTCATTATCGTTCTGCTGTCTGCATGGTGCTTGTATATTGATTGGAGGGGGATTTGATGAGAGCGGCGCTATATATCCGAGTGTCCAGCGAGGAACAGGCGCGGCATGGTCTATCATTACAAGAGCAGCGGGACACGCTGACAAGGTATGCCAATGCAAATAAAATGACCGTGGTGGGCATATATGAGGACGCGGGCATATCCGCGCGAAAGCCGTATAAAAAGCGACCTGCGCTCCTGCGGCTGCTGGATAATTGCAAAGCGGGGAAGGTAGACACGATTCTGTTTATCAAGCTCGACCGATGGTTTCGCAATGTCGCGGGATACTACGACGTGCAGACGCAGTTGGACAAATACGGCGTGACATGGCAGGCGACGGAAGAGGACTACGAAACGCGCACCGCGTCCGGGCGATTAAAGGTCAACATCATGCTTTCCGTCGCGCAGGACGAGGCCGACCGCACAAGCGAGCGGATCAAATTTATCAACAACGGCAAGCGTGCAAAAGGCCAACCGGCAGGGTCAAAAGCCCCTTTAGGGTATATCATCAAGGACAGGCAATACCAGATTGATAACGATACGGCAGATGCCGCGCGAGATATGTTTGCGGCGTATGTCAGACTGCAAAGCGTGTTGGGCGTAAAACGCTATATGCTTGAGACATGGGGCATTGACCGCGCGTATACCAAGTATGTAAACTATTTTCGGAACCGGCTTTATATCGGCGAGGTGTACGGCATCGAGAATGCTTGCCCCGCCCTGGTGAGCAAGCAGGATTTTGACATTGTAAATGATATCCTCCGTCAGCGGTCGCAGCGCTGCGCGGGAGTTGAGACAGATCGCGTTTATCTGTTCTCGGGGTTGCTGCATTGCAAAGAGTGTGGGAAAACGATGCAGTCGGAAACGGCAAAGCATATCTATACCTACTACCGATGCCGGACGCGAATGCTTGACAACTCCGCGTGCCAGCATAAAAAGAGGATCCGCGAAGACGCGCTGGAAGATTACTTATTGCATGAGCTTGAAGGGATTGCCGAGCGAAACAATCGCTATTACAAAAAGGCAGAAAAAAAGCCCACGCAAAGCGCGGACGCGATACGCAAGAAAATGGGTAAGTTGAAAACGCTTTATCTTAACGACTTGATCGAGTTGGACGAATACAAGAAAGAGTACACCACATTAAAGAAATCCATTGAAGCGGTAGAGGAAAAGCCGAAGACAAACCTTGACGCGCTCCGAAATGGACTTGCTGAATATGACACTTATTCCCGGGAAGAGAAAAAGGAATTCTGGACGCGCTTTATCCGGAGAATTGACGCAGATGACGACGGCGCGTTTTTTGTAACGCCACGTTAGGCATATTTGCCCTTGGTGTTCCCAAAGGTAAATTTTGCCCAAAAGAATCCCCCGCCTTACGACGGGGGTGTTCTTATTTTTCGAGCTTCCGCATCACGCTGTTGTACACGCGCTCATTGACGATTTTCAAGCTGTCCATCAGCTCGTCCATGATCTCCCACGCCTTGTCCGGTGAAACATCTGCCACTGCGCGCAAAAAATCGCTGTCGCCGTATCTGCCTACCGTTTCAGACGCATAGGCTTTGACCGGCGCGGGAGCTGCCGAATACAGCATCGGCCTTTCCGGTTCTTTGGGCGCGTTTTGATTTTGGATGATGTACAGCGCCGCCAGCTTTTGATAATTGGGCCAGCTCGATGCCTCCGTCTCAAGCCGCGATATCCACAGCTTGACCTCGTTTTCGTCGATCAAGGGGACGCACCCCCTTTATTCCTCCATCAGGCTCGCGGCGCGACGCAGCGCTTCCTTTACGCGGTCGTCGTCCGTCTCGCGCATCATGTCGTTGATCTGCTCGCGCAGGTGCTCCATGCTGTCGGCGCGGCTGTAGTGCCCGCGAACGTAATGCGTGCCGCGGCGAGCATAGGAGCTGCCCCTGCCGTAAGTGCCGCGCATATCGGCCTGCCAGTCGCCGCCACGAGAATAATCACCGTCGCGGGAGTAATCGCCATCGCGGGAATAGCGACGCGAATAGTCTCCGTCGCGAGAGTAACCGTCGTCCTCCATCATCTCGATCTTGTCGATGTTCTTGATGGTGTCGGTCAGCTTGTGCGCGATTTCAAGGTCGCCCGCGCCCAGGTCGCCCTTGCGCGCCAGCTCGTCGAGTTCTTCACAAAGCATATTGCGAAGCTCGTACATTGCTTTCTTACTCATGTCCATTCTCCTTTCACGCGATTCTCTCAACCGTCAGGTTCGAGTTGGCGAAGTTGACGGCCTGAGTGCTGGTGTTTTCCATTGCAACCGTCAGGCAGCAGCCTTTCGGGACGCAGACCTGCGCGGAAACATAAATGTTAAAGTAGTTCTCTACCGCCGCAGGCGTGACGGTAGCTGTTGCGCTGGTCAGCGGCTCTCCGTTGATGGCAAGCGCCGCCGTGATGGCTTCGACCGTGCCTCCGGTGGGAATAGCGATGTTGCCGCCAAAGGAGACCCGAAACAGAGCGCGGTTTTGATTGGTGATGCCGCGCAGCGTGATCTGGCTGCTTCCTTCTCTATGCACAATACAGGGCTTGCTATTGACCGCCGTTTCGGTCAAGGGGACGTTCTGCCCTGCGGCTACGCTTACAATATTCGCGTTTGTGTACTCTGCCAAAATAATCAGTCCTTTCTAAAGGGGTCGAAATCGACCCTGTTAAAATACAGCGGCGAGGCAATAGCCCCGCCGCGTTGGTGCCAGTATCGGCACGGGGCCGAACATTTTGTTGACGTCAACAAAACATCGCCAACAAAAAGCTATGCTATGCAGTTGTCAGCAGCCGCAACAGGCAAACTGGTTGCAGCAATAGGGGTTCTGCACCGTGTAGGCCGGAATGGGAGAGGGGCGCAACTGCGAGACCAGATAGCTGTTCTGCGCCGCCTGGCTTGCCGCCAGCTTCAAACCCTGGTTCTCGGCCTGGAGGTCAGAGAGCT